AGATGCAGAAGACAAATCTTCTGAAAAAACAGTTGAAAAATCAAGTGAAGAAAAACTTGAAAAAGAAGCTGTTGAGAAACCTGAAGCTAAAGTTGAAAATCTTACTGCTCAACAAAAGCTTGAAAAGATAGCAAAAGGTATTTCAGAAAAAAACAATATAAATATTGACGTGGCTTTTAGACAAGCTTGCAGTCAAAATCCAGAATTAGCTTATGGGAATAGATAGGAGATAAAAATATGGCACAACCTGTAACCTACTCTTTTAATTCAAAAACAGATTTTGATGGAAAAAGAGGATATGCAGTATATGTAAACACAGACACATCTGTTGGCAACTTACCTGTTGTTCAGCTGGCAACAGCTGCTGAACAAAAACAAATTGGTTTAATTAAGGACGAAGGTTCTGGAGTTGGCACAAAGTGCACAGTGGTTGTTGATGGAAGATGTGAATATGCTGTAGCTGGTGGAACTATAACAAAAGGGGCAAGCGTAACAGCAGATGCAAATGGAAAACTTGTGGATGCAGCAGCTGGAGAAACTGCAATTGCAATAGCACTTGAGGCGGCAGTTGCTGATGGTAAATTCCCTGTTTTAGTAAAAAAACACAGTGTTCCTGCATAATTAATTAAGAGAGGTTTAATAAAAAAATGCAATATAATGATGTAACATTCGATCATATTTTAACAAGAGGTGCAGTTGCAGGGCTTCAGAATCTTCAAGGTTTTGCTGCACAAAGAGCTGCCAATTTAATAACTGTTCCTGGTGATTCCACAAAATACAAATACTTTGAACAAAATAACATTAATGTTGATGATGCTCAAGAAAGGTCTCCTGGTTCACACTACAAAAGAATCAATCACAATGTTGTCACAAAAACAATAAACTGTGTAGACTATGGTTTAGAAGCAAGTGTTGATAGAAAACTTCAAAAAGAATTAGGTAGAGAAATTCTACAAACAGAAGCTGATATTCTATATCAAAAAGGTTTCATAAGAATGGAAAAAGTTTTCTTTGAAACATATTTTGCAGATGCTTCATTTGATACCCTTTTAGATGGTGACTCTGACTTCACAAAATGGAGTGATGCATCTTCAAACCCAATAAAAGACATTCAAAGTGCTAAACGTAACATTGCAAGAAAAACTGGTGTAATGCCAAATACAATCACTTGTACTGCCGATGTTGCTGATGAGCTTTTACAAAACCCAGAAATCATTGACAGAATAAGAACTGATGTTGATAGAATACTTCAGTATCAAGATTTAGCAAGAGTTTTCAGAGTTAATGAATTTATTGTTTCAGAAGCAACCTCTTCTGTTGACGAAGACACTGAAGCAGATTTAATTGACACAAAAAAGCTTCTTATCCACCACAAAGTAAATGGTGATGCAAGATTGCAACCAGCTTCTATGTTAATTGCTGTTTCAAATACCGCACAAGATATTGTTGGAACAAATGGTGTTGGCATTGTGAGATACTACGAACCACAAACCAGAAGTGATGTGTTAGGTCTTGATATGAACTTTGATATGGTTAGACCTGCTACTTACACTGGCGCATTGTTTAAAGACTGTATAGCTTAGTATATATGTTTTATCTGGTGGGGTTTTCCCCACCAACTTTTTATCCAGTGGGAGGTAAAAATGGAAAAAAGAGAAGCAAAAATTGAGTGCATTGTTGCAAGACCTATGTTTTATGGTGGAAAAAAGTTTGTAGAAGGTGATATATTCTTCTATAACCCTGCAACAAAAGATAAAAAACAAAAAACATTTTATAGAAATAAAAGATTCTATCAATTGCCAGAGGAACGTTATCAATATATTTTAGTTACAAAAGCACCAAAAAAGTTTTCAACAAACGGAAAAACATACACTTACGGAGAAGTTGTTGATGTTGAAAAATGTATAGATAATAAAAATGAATCAATTGCAAACAATATAGCAAAAAGAGAACTTTTTGTAAAAAATGGTTGGTTGAAAAAAGTTATATTAAAAGATATTGTAAAAGCTGATTCAAAAAACAAAGAAGATGAAAAATCTAAAAATATAGTTGATAATAAAAATGAACAAATAACACTTGAAGATTGCCCCAACTTGTCAAAACTTGCAAAAGCACTTGGTGTTGGTGCGAAAAAAATAAAAGAAGAACTTGATATAAAAGTGGGCTCATACACAAAAAAATTAACACAAGAGCAGTTTGATGCAATTGTGAATTACTATAGGGGTGGCTAATGTCTTTTACTTATGACCTGTCAACAGATGTTGGCAAATTGAGATTAAACATACCAGATACAGTTGAGACAAGTGCCAAATTTTCAGATGAAGAACTTGAGTCAATACTGGCAGAATACTCAAATGATATTGAGTGGTCAACTTGGCGATGTTGCATGGTCTTATACACACTTGCTGCTGAACGTGCTGGCTCTGATGTTGAAGTTGGTCAAATAGATATTAGAAATGCAGCTTCATTTGGCGACAAATGGAAAAAGCGTGCAGATGATATATATAAAAAGAAAGTAAGTGGTTTAGACCCATTGACGACATTTGCTGCAACATTATATGTTGGTGGAATATATCAAACAGACAGAGATTCCAACCAAGAACTTATGGAAGATGATGTAATTGTTAAAAATAATTTTTGGTCAAATTACAATGATGCAGATGATGAATCATATCTTTCAGGTGGAAATGGGGAGTCAAATGGTTAATGTTAGAAATAGAAGTTAAAACAGATTTTAGACCATACAGAAAAGGTAAACTAACTAAAAAATTAACCAACTTCACAGACAAGTATGCACTGGTTGGTATTTTTGGAAATAAGGCAAAGAAAAAGGTTGTCAACAATAAAACTGGAAAGACCAGTAAATACACAGTTGGCGAAATAGCTGTAAGAAATGAATTTGGTGTTGAAGCATATACCACAAAAAAGACTGTTAAATTTCCACATCCCACAATACCAAAAAAATGGATTGTAATACCTGCTGGCACAAGAATAAGAAGACAGCCTGGCAGACCAGCAATAAGAAGGGTTGTCAAGGGTGGCAATAAATACCACAAAGAGTTAGTAAGAAGAGTGTCAAAAAGAATTTTTAACCTTTTTAAAACCAATGACAATGCTCCTGTTAGGGCTTGGAAGGACATAGGAGCAATTGCAAAAGAAATTACTCTGAAATCTTATACAGCAGGTGATTTTAAAAGCAACACAGCTTTTACACAGAATCTGAAAGGTTTTGACTCACCTTTGGTAGACACAGGTAATACAGCAAAAGCAATTGACTATAAGATAAAAGGTGGAAGTGAGTTTTCTTTAAAAAAGACAGTTCAAAATTCTGTTTTAAAAAAATTATAAGGAAAGAATATGCCACAATTAAATTATAATTTTGCAAGTGATTATTTTAACCAATGGAACTCTGCTGTATATACACTAAGAAGAAAAACAGCCACCAAAGATGAACATGGCTATGAAGTGTTTACAGATAATATTGTTGATGATATCACCGCAAGTGTTCAACCATTTAACAAAACAAGAACAGAGAATTTGCCAGAAGCTGATAAAGAGTCAATTGTTTTTGAGGTTTTTACAAATTATGATGACTTGCGAAAAGATGATTATCTAATTGTTGATAACAACAGATATATGTTTAGAGAGCCTTCTAAAAAATGGGTGTTTGGCGGCGTATTGCACCATTATGTTAATTACTTATATGAAGCAGAAAATGAGAATTAGAAGATGTCAGACAACTTAGTGAACTTCAAAAAATCGCTGATAAAGTTTATTAAAGATTCTGTAACAAATGTTGACAATGGATTTTCAACTGCCTTCACGGACATAAACGAACAAGTTTATTGGGAATGGACAACTTATGGCAACAGAAGTGATACATTTCCATACATATATATTGAAAAAGAAGAAGACTCAACACTTGGGTATGGCACATATAGTTCTTATGAAAAAAGAGATGTTGGTGGCGAAGATAAGCTTTTTAAAATAACAAAGGAGTTTAACGTTTATACAGTTGCCATAAATGTGGTTTCAATGTCAACAGGCACAAACTCTTTGAGCGGACTGGCTGCACAAGACCAAGCAAATAGCATTTCAAGGCTTTTGAGAAGGCTTTTAAAATCAGATGAGGCAACATTGTGGTTCTCAGATTATCAAAACACTTTTAATTTACCAATTGGTGTTCAGTCTGAAGATTTATCAAGCATACAGTATCTTCCAGATTATGAAGATACAAAACCTAAACACAGGTTTAGATTCACAATTCCATTTAATTGGACAGATAAATATGAAAAAGAAGTAGATATTGCACAGAGTGCAAAAATTATAAAAATAAATGGTGAAGATACCAATATAATAATAACACCTGAATAGAGGAAAAAAAATGTCAAAATCTTTAAGTAATATTGTAATAGTTACAACAACAGAAAAAACCATTACTGATATTGACAGCTATTTCAGACAAATTGCCATTGTGGAAGCATTTGAAGATACCGATTTAAACGCAGGTCAAACATTTGCTACCGCTGGGTACGAAGAGTATGAAACGCTTGATGATGTTGCTGTAAAATTCCCAGCAACAAGTAATGTTTACAAATGGGCACAAGACGCATTTGCTCAAAAAGTAAATAGTGGAGTAAATGGTTCTGTATTTGAAAAACTTGCTGTAATACAAAAGAAAACAACTGATGCTACATATGAAGATGCATTAAATAGAATAGGTTATGAAGACACATATTGGGTTGTGCCTATAACAGATACAATTGAAGAAGTTCAATCTGTTTATGATTGGGTTTCCACAAAGTACAAACAAATGCACACACAAGATGATTCTTCAAATATTCTTGATGCAGGTGACGATACAGATATTGCCAGCTTGCAACAAACAGCTAATGCAACAAGAAGTGCTGTATGGTATCACAGCGATACAACAGAAGGCTTAACACCTGCTATGGCAGCTATTATGGCAACTTCTAACCCAGGTGACAAGGCGGCATTTTATAAAACACCATCTGGAATAACTGTTGACACATTAACAAGCACGCAAACTTCAGCACTTGAAGGTAAGAATGCAAACTTTTACACATATTTAAAAGGAACTGCTGGAACATTTAATTCTAACACACTAACCTTTAATGGTGTTCTTTCAAATGGCGATAAAATACAAAAAACATACCAAACTGACAGAATTGTATTAACAATTCAAACTCGTGGAATAGATGTTTTAAAGCGT